GTGCATTTGTGAAAGAACGGTGTGAGGCAGGTGAAGAATTCCCCATGGAACTATTTGGGGCTTGGGTAGGTCAACGCGCAGTTATAAAGAAAGGAAAGTAACATGACACAAGCTAAAGCAGTCGCAGCAAAGAAGTCCACCGAATTGGCAGCATTTGATCCATCTATGTTTGAGGCCGATGCAGGCCAAGGCATGGAGAACATGGGGCAAGAAGACTTAGCGCTTCCGTTCCTAAAAGTTCTATCAGGTAATGACCCAATACTGGATGAAAACGAAGTCGCTCGTAAGGGTGACATCTACAACACCGTGACGGGAGCGGTCTACAAAGGTAAAGAAGGTATAAGTGTGATCCCTTGCGCTTATCAACGCCGCTTTATCCAGTGGGCCCCCCGCGGTTCGGGCAACGGTGCGCCAACGGCCATTTATGAGCCGGGCGAAGTACGCCCAGAGACCCAGCGCTCCACTGAAGACAACAAAGACTATGTTGCAGATGGTAGCGGTGAGTACATTGAAGAAACCCATCAGCACTTCGTGATCCTAATGGGTGACGATGGCGCTTTTGAAACCGCTTTGATCGCAATGAAATCTACGCAGCTAAAGAAGTCGCGTAAATGGAACAGCATCATGGCATCACGGTCCATGCAAGGTGCGAATGGTCCTTTCACTCCACCTCGCTTCTCGCACATTTATCACCTGAAGACGACCCAAGAGGAAAACTCTAAAGGCTCGTGGCACGGTTGGGAAATGTCCTGTGAAGGCCCTATCGCTGAAGCCGGACTGTATGTTCGTGCTAAGGCTTTTGCCGACAGCATCACCACTGGTGACGTTGTTGTTAAACATACGGATGACGATGGCGTAAGCGGCAAAAAAGAGCCGTTTTAAGCTAGCGTAGTACTACGGGTGGGGCATGAAGCCCTGCCCTTTTTCCGTATGGGGGCAAGCAATGTCATTAGAAAAGTTTATGGCCATTTTTGATGGTCTGAAGGAAGCGCACGGTTACTTCAAGATAGAAAAAACGAGTGCAAGCGGAAAGGCTCAAGGCAAGGCTGGCGTTCTTCGCGAACCACAGACCACACAGCTTTGGGAAAACCATCTGTTAGGTACCGGGAATGGTCTAGGCATCATCCCCATCAATGAAGACAACTGCTGCAAATGGGGCTGTATCGATATAGACCAGTACCCTCTCGATCATAAGTTATTGGTGGACAAAGTCCGCCGTATGAAATTACCCCTCGTTATATGCCGATCCAAATCCGGCGGGGCACACTGCTTTCTATTCACCTCGGAGTGGATAGAAGCTAAAGATATGCAGAAGGCTCTCAAGTCAATGGCCGCAGCACTGGGCTACGGTGAGAGCGAGATATTCCCGAAGCAGATTAAGCTACATCTGGACCGAGGAGACGTAGGTAACTTTCTTAACCTACCTTACTACAACCACGAAGAAGGCCTGCGGTATGCCTTCCTAGACGATGGCACCTCTGCCACGCTTGACGAGTTTGTAGAGCTATACACCCGGTTCGTTCAGAACCCTGAAGAAGCCTTGAAGCTGCAAATCATTGGCGGCAAAGAAACAAAGTTGCTGCAAAACGGCCCGCCGTGCCTACAGATCATTTGTAAGGATGGTATCAGCGAAGGCGGCCGCAATAATGGTTTGTTCAATATTGGTGTTTACCTCCGCAAGGCTTTCCCCGATAGCTGGAATGCCGAGATCCTGCGGTACAACATGGAGTATCTCTCGCCGCCACTTCCGCTTAACGAAGTGAACGTCGTGGCCAAGCAGCTTGAGCGTAAAGAATACGCGTACAAGTGTGGCGATGCGCCCATCAATGCCCACTGCAACAAAGACCTGTGTAGGACTCGTAAATTCGGTATTGGTGCTGCTGTTTCTGGCGCCAGTGTGGCCAACTTGCGTAAGTATAACTCTACGCCTCCGGTCTGGTTTATGGACGTCAATGGCGAACCGCTAGAGATGGACACTGAAGCACTGATGAACCAGATGACCTTCCAGAAGGCCTGCATGGAGCAGCTCAACCTTATGCCGCGCTCGGTTGCGAAGCAGCAGTGGGAAGCCCGTATCAGTACGCTGTTAAACGAAATGAAAGATAACGAGAGTGCGATTATCGAGGTAGCAGTAGACGCCAGCACCAGCGGTCAGTTCTATGATTACCTTGAGGAATTCTGTCGCCATCTTCAGGTTGCGCAGGACAAAGAAGAGATCCTCCTCCGCCGCCCTTGGACGGACGAAGAGCAAGGAATTACCTACTTCAGGCTGAAAGACTTCGAGAACTTCTTGAAGAAGAACAAATTCTTCGAGTACAAATCTCACCGCATTGCTCAACGCTTGCGTGACATCAACGGCGAAAGCATCGTTATGAAGATCAAAGGCCGCGCTGTACGCGTATGGCAGATACCCTCGTTCGATACGGCTGACATTGATATAGATACCCCTCAGTTTGGTAACGACCATAAGGCGCCTTTCTAATGGCGGCCACACGGTTATGGAAGCGTAACGCGGAGATCGTTTACATGATCGACGTGAAGCATATGACCATGACGGCCGTCGCCAAACGGTTTGGCATATCGAAACAACGCATTCAACAAATTTACAGTAGGGAGAAGACTAATGTTTAGAATATTTGGACCCCCCGGAACTGGCAAAACAACCACCCTGCTCAACATGGTCGACGATGCGCTAGAGAAGGGGATGCACCCCCACTCAATCGCCTTCTTAGCCTTTACTCGTAAAGCCGCTAACGAAGCAAGAGACCGAGCAGCCGAACGCTTCAACCTAAACCCTAAGACGGACCTCATCCATTTCCGCACACTACACTCCTTAGCCCTGACAATGACCGACATCCGCTCGGAACAAGTCATGCAGGAGTCGCACTTCAGAGAACTAAGCCGATCAATCGGCGTCAAGCTTGGTGGCACAAAAGCCTCCAACTTCGATGATGACATCCCCTCCATGGTGGCAAGCAATGACCCTATCCTCGGACTGATCAACTTGGCACGACTTAGGAAAGTCTCCCTACGCGAGCAGTACAACGCCAGTAATGTTGAGGCGGATTGGAACACGGTTAACTACGTGGACAAATGTCTACGACAGTATAAAGAAAGTATGAACCTGTACGACTTTACGGACATGCTGGCTGAGTTTGCCAAAGGCGCTGACTACTACTGCCCTAAGTTCGAGCTGTGCTTCCTAGACGAAGCCCAAGACCTGAGTCCGCTGCAGTGGGAGATTGCACACGCCATCGATGCCAAATCCACCCGGATGTACTGTGCTGGCGACGATGACCAAGCCATCTACCGGTGGGCCGGTGCTGACGTTGACCACTTCATTAACCTTGAGGGCGGATCGGAAACACTGTCCCAATCCTATCGGATACCACAGTCGGTCCACCACCTTGCAGAGAGTGTCGTGCGCCGTATTGCACGCCGCTTCCCAAAGCGGTACGAGCCTAAAGACGAAGCCGGCAAGATCGCACGCATTAGCACCATCGCTGCGCTGGATATGTCCCATGGCTCGTGGCTCATTCTGTCTCAGGCAGGCTACCATTTGCAGCCGGTCGCACAAGAGCTGAAGTCCAGCGGTTATCTGTTCAACTATCGCGGCCATCGGAGCATTAGCGAAAAGCTATCCGACGGGGTCAACGGCTGGGAACAGCTTAGGCAGGGCAAGTCCGTCACGGGAGAAACAGCCCGGAGGATCTACGGCTTGATGTCGACAGGTACTCGAGTGACGCGGGGCTTTAAGAAGCTCACCGGGTTGGCGGACGATGATCTCGTCGACATGGCTACCTTAGTCGAGAAGTACGGGCTGAAAGCCGATACCACCATGATCTGGTCCGAGGCCATGGACAAACTCCCCGACATTGATAGAGCCTACATCACGGCCCTTCTACGACGGGGCGGAAAGTTTAATGGCATACCCCGCATTACAGCGTCCACGATCCACGGATCAAAAGGCGGTGAGGCGGATAACGTCGTGTTGTTCACGGACCTGAGTCCAGCAGCCGATAACGAAATGCGCATCAACCCTGATGACATGCACCGCGTGTTTTACGTGGGGGTGACTCGCACCAAGCAAAATCTATTTATCGTCGATGCTGAAGACGCAACAAGGAGTTATGACTTATGAGTACACTGCTAATAGCCGATGGGTTTAATGAAGCCATCATGGGAATCGTACAACGCTGCGGCCAAGAGGACGTGATCTTATATGACGCCGACAAGGTGATCGAAGGTCTGATGAACGGCGACGAAATGACCTATGAAGAGGCTGCTGAGTTTTTTGAATTCAATATTCTAGGATCATGGATGGGCGACAACACTCCGGCCTTCTTTTCAAAAGCCAGCTTCGAGGAGCTGAAGGAAATAATAGGCGACGACCTAGAGGATTTGTTATGACCGATAAAATGGTTTCACAACCAAGTCACTATACGGACAGTTCCATTGAATGTATCGACGCAATGGTAGCGGCCTTCGGTGAAGAAAAGGTGAATGTGTATGCCGAGATAGCCTCATTCAAATACATTTGGCGGATGGACCAAAAGAACGAGACTTCCGTACAAGATAAACAAAAGGCTGTTTGGTACTTACGGTACTCGATGGGTGATGACCCAAGGATTAAATCATGAGTTTACAAATGGCGATGTTCCCTAGAAAGAGTGAGTGGATGCCACCCCTAGAGCTTCCTGACATTACACGGTCTGCTAGGATAGCAATCGACGTGGAGACACGCGATCCAAACCTAAAGAAG